AAAACTTGGTGTAGGGGCGGCGCCATAACCGTTTTGGATAATATTAATTAACAAGTCCATGTTGTTGCCGAACGTTGTTTTAGCAATACTACTTACAATTTTAGCAGGATTTAATACCTGTGTTACTAGGGTTTGATATCTAGTGGCAGTAGTTTGGTTTAATACTTGCGATGCTACAGTCTTGGCATATAAAATGCCGTCAAGTGTTTCAGAGTACTGAGTCCCAATTGCAATTGCTTTAGCTGACGAATTTTTATAATAACTCTTACCAGCGTTAATACTTTGATAAGTTCCACCAGTAACCAAGTCAATAGCCATGCCGTCAAGGATTAGTCCAACATCTCGATAACATATTGTTTCGTCATAATTAAAGCCACCGCTAAACGTATCATCAATATATAAAATTGTATCGTACGCAACTTGGACCCTACTTGCTTGAATAATTGCTCTTGCGGTGATGTTATCAGCATCATACGCACCATTATCAATAACAGGATATACTAATGATAATGTTTCTGTTGGAAGAGTTGGGTTACTATCGTTAATAATTGTGTAGGTCGCATTCCATGAATTATTAATTACACTGGCCGCAACCGCACCAAGATTCCAAGCATTATTAGTATATTGTGGAACTACGGTTTGTCCAAGTTCCCCAGCTAACAATAGGTCATTTTGACTTATACGGATTGATAACGATTGAGCAAACGCCAGCGCAGCCAATGTTGATGTTAAACCGTTGCCTGCTAGTTGTAATTCTGAATTTTGAAAGTATTCTTGTCCCGATACAACACCGCCACTGTTTCCGCCGTAGCTAATATCATAGGAAATTCCTTCTAAAATATAACCTAACCCTTGAGAAAATAATGCTTCACTATATCCTGCGGTGTGCGGATTTGTATTAATAAACACAATAGTTTCGGCAATAATAAAATTACGGTTATTGAAAATTAAATCTCTAGCATGACGGTATCCAACTGGACGATAAACTGCGTCAGGGTCATTGAATGTTGGATAAACTCTGGTGTTAATTCCGTTTTCTAATAAATCTATAACAATTTGAAATAAGTCACTAATTTCGCTTAGTACTGTTGGGCTATTAATTGGAGTAAAATTATTGTCAATGTAATTTGTAGAAGATGTTAACAGCGAGTCAACTTGTCCGTTATCAATAATTGCGGTCCTTGCCCCTTGTAAACTAACCGGAGCATTGGTAACTATTGGATATACAACAGCTGGAGCATTGCCGCTGTCGTCTATAATAGTAATAACGTTGTCAATACCGTTACTAATTGATAGACTTACTGCGTCACCGGCGACTACTCCGCTTAGTGTTTCATTTCGATATTGTTTAACACTTTGTTGATAAACTGTAGTTGGAGATTGGTTACGAATAATTGCTAATGCCAATGCTTTAACATATGTAAACGCTCCCGTGATCGGGATAATTTCAGTTGCTTGAATGTTTAAAACAGCACCAATCCAATATCTTAACCCTGCGTATACGGATTGACTGTTTCCACCGTACATCATGTCATATATTACACTCCACATTACGTATTTTACATCGCGCTGGCAAGTGGCTCTATTGTAAGTCAGGCCCGGAAACTCAGTAGTTAAGAAAGAAATAACTTCAGCTTGAATAAATGGTATGTTATCTACTAATAATAGTTTGGCTGAATTCTGTGCGGTAGTTGTTCCGGACAAGTTAGGAAAAGAAGCATCGGGTAATGTATTCCCAAGGATAACACTAGAAATTAATTCAATGTTTGATACAATTGAACTAACTGCTGAGGTTACATCTTTGACCGCAGTTATACCAGCTACTGCAGGAACAGCATTTGAGTTTCCAATAATTTGATATTTTAAATTAGTAAGCACTTCTAGTATTTCTGCTTGGCTCAAGAATGTGCCGGCGGTAGAAAATGCTAATCCTACTTGTATTGATTGGTAATTTGATTGAAATAACAAATCATACGATAGTGCGTCAATTACGCTGGTTATATAATCATCTACACCTAACGTGCTATACGAGTTGTTTAAAATTTGATCTCGAGCAAATTTAGTACTGCTGACAGTTTGAACTAGATTATTTGGCGCAATTGTTCGTAATAGTCTTGTTGCAACTCTAGTAGAATTAAGGGTGCTTCCTACAACAAGGTCGTATCCTACAGAATCTAAAATTAATTTAACATCATTAGTCCAAATAATTTTATCGTAAGTAAACGTATTAACATATTTGTTGTTTATATAGGCAATAACTTCAGCTTGAATAAACGCTTTGTTTATTGCTAGTAAATCTTTAGCATCGGTGTAGCCAGTATCTAAGCTGTTTCCGCCAGTTAGTGTTACACTTTGGACTGTGGAAAATATTTGATCTGCCCCAATAGTATAACTCAAACGTTGGCGATATGGTCCAGGTTCTTGTGATGCTAGTGAAATTAATGTTTCAGCTTGTAAAGCAGCCGCTCCAACAGTTCTGTAAGCATAGTTCCAATATCGACCTTCTTTACCTACTGGAGTCTTTTGTTGTAAGTCATCACCGTTACTAGCAGACACATACAAGTTAACACTGCTTGAGTATGTGCTGTTATCAACATAGAATTTTGTTGCGGCTTGAAGATCGTCACCAGTGTTAGGAGTACCTTGTCCGGCCATTGGACTAGGATGATCACTTAAAGTTAGTGCGCCAGTCATGGTATCACCGCCGCGATATACCACGTGTTGACGTTGAATGGCTTCAGTTTTTAAATAGTTGCTAGTTAATCGTACATCGTAATCTGGGTCAGTAGTATTAGGAGCAATTGGCTCGTTACGAACTTTTAATGGATCTCCTAACGTACCAGTGGCTGATCTTTGGATATATCTATCATCAGCATATCCCTTAGGAATAACTAAGTCGTCGACTGTGATACTAAATCCGGGAGATGCGTATATTGCGTTAAACGAATCAACAATAGTCTGGCTAGGCGCTTGTACATTACCTATACCTAGAAACGCATTTAAAGGTGCGCCTAATGTTGGCTCAAACTCATTAATCAACTTTCCGGCATTTGATCTAATATCAAGTTGACCGTTATTACTAGTAGTAAAATTAATTGAATTGTCAGTGCTAACAATTGTACGGGCAGTAAGTCTATCACCAGTATGACTGGCCATAATGACTTGATCGGGATCATAGCTACTTGGAGCATCATCAAGGGCATTAAACTTAATTGTGTCACCACCTAATATTCCGTAAACTTGTGTAAAATTTTCATTTACTTTACGAAACGATTCGCGAATACTATCGCCGGTGCCGTCATTACCTTGTACACCAATATCAATTATTTGTTTTGCCATTTTTCTTAAACTCCGAAACTTGATCCGCAACCACACGTGGTCTGTGCGTTAGGATTCTTAATTGTAAAAGAACTGCCCATGAGTTCTTCTTTATAGTCTATTTCTGCGCCTTGTAAGTATTGCATACTCATGCTGTCTACAAGCACTCGAAACTCGTCTAACGGGACTTCAAAATCATCCTCATTCATAACATCGTCAAATGTAAAGCCATAACTAAACCCGCTACAGCCCCCGCCTTGAACAAAAGTGCGTAACGCTAATTTAGGGTTACCTTCTTCGTATAGTAAATCTTTGATTTTTACTTTTGCTGACTCTGAAATTGTGATCACATTAGGTCCTTGTTATGATATTTATCAATACCATTTTATAACCTTAATGTAAATACATGATGTATATTAGCGTTGAATTTGTTAACACTCCGCACTATCGTAAAAGCAAATACGGTACAATGCATACCTATATGCGTAAAAAATCAGTATTAGTAATGAGGTGCGATAGTTGCCAAACAGTATTTAGGCGTGACAAGGGCAACATGTCTCCTAAGCGAGTAAGCGACAAATATTACCATGTGTGTGGTGATTGTGATGCTAAGAAGTTTGCCCAGAGTAAGGGCGTTGAAGCACGGCGAGTTTGGGATATGCCCGCTAGTAGTCTTAAGACGCTAGGCCAACTGTAGCACTAATGGCATTCCAGTTGATAATTTTCCATTGATTTTCTAAATATCTTTTCTTATCTGACTGATAATCTAATGCCCAAGCGTGTTCCCACCAGTCCACAAGTAGTACAATATCTTGTTTAATTTCGTGATTAACGATCGTTTTAATTTTACCATCTCGAGCTAGGTACACCCATCCACTGCCTTGAATACCCATCGCAGTCTTAAAAAAGGCTTCTTTAAAGCGGTCAAACGTTTTAAAGTGTTTAGTTATAAATTCTCCAATTGGCCCATCTGGAGTATTAGTACTTGTTGGTGATTGATACTGACCAAACAAAATACGGTGTAAAAACGCACCCGCTTCATTAAAGTCTGCGTCACCTTCTCCGTCATTAAAACGAGTCACGTATGCTTTGTATAACTTACCATAATGATAGTTAATAGTATCTTCGCTCAATGCCGGCTCTAACTCGTCCTTAGCGTAAGGCAGTTTAAATAGTTCTAGCGTTTTAGGCGTTTTGCCTTCGTTAAGCGTAATATGCTTGATAAAGTTATACATAATGATATTTACCTATAAATAGAACACAGGAGATTAACCATGATTAAATTCATCAAAAGTTTTTTTAGTAAAAACGAAGTAGTAGTTGAGCCAGCACCCTATAAAGTAGAAGTTGCCCCAACTCCTGCTACAGTAGTAGAAGTTGTTCCAGCAGTGGCTGAACAGGCTGTACAAGCGGTAGTTGAATCTATTGCTCCAGCTAAAAAACCAGCGCCTAAAAAGCCAGCGGCTAAAAAGCCTCGTACTCCAAAAGCGGCAAAATAATATAAGGGCATTGCGCCCTTATATTAGCTTGTTTAATTGCTCTGAGTAACGAGCCATATCTTCTTGAATTCTAGCCTTACGCTGATCGTTTAGGTTAGGATTTTCTTCTAGCTCTTCTCTAAGAGTTTCCAACCTAAATATCAGTTGTTCTCGAGATAGCTTTTGGCTTGATTGTACAGTTCCATGCTGGCGAGGTTTTTGCCCTTGCTTTCGCACATTATGTCGAACTGGTTTAGAAAAGTTATTGCCCATTCGTTTGTTTTTTGATTCCAATAAAAGTCGCTGTGTGCCCTCAGCTTTTGTTTCTTATACCCATCTAGAAGTAGTTGGCTGTGAACAGGAGCGGTAAGTCCGTCATGGCCCACAAGATAATCTTCACGAGATACTGAATAATGCATAGTAGGGCGCATACCACGCCAACTATCCACGACACGCTTAACACGATTGTCTGTCGAAAGGAGATACTCCCCTTCGCGAATCCAATGATGGTGAATATCGAGCACAATAGGAACGATATCGCTAATAGTAAGACAGTCATCTAGTCCCCACGAGTTTTCTTCGTTTTCAATTGTAATACAATTCCGGGCCTCGGGGGTAAGTCTTTTGTAGGCAGATCGAATACCTTCGGGACCTTGTTTACCCGAGATGTGTACGTTGATTTTAAAATCCTGGAAGGATTTACCGTAGCCCATGTATCTGACCATATCGGCATGATATTCAAACTCCTCTATTGATCGTTGGACAATGCCTTCGTTAATACTAGCAAGAACAACAAACTGGCCAGGATGCATAGAAAGACGGGTATTGCTTGCACGAGCACTATTACCAATAAGGATAAAATTGCGCTCGAGATAGCTAACAACATCAGGCCTGCGCCAAAAATAACTCCAGTCAGACTGGGTATAAGCAGGAAGGATATCACTACTAATACGAACCATCCTAAGATTTTCATTAAGTTCTCCCACACGGTCTACAAGTTTTTGTGTAGCTGCAATATTTTGGACCATTAAGTCCCAGAGCTTTTGCTCTGCTACTTCTTTAGTCTGTCTATTTAACCAACTTATGGTAGTTGAGCCAGTGTTATATTGTTTAGCATCGTCATCTTTTTTGATGCCGTTTACTTGATCGGCATGATCGATCCATTTACATGCGAAGCCTATTTTGCCCATTACCAATGCCTTATGACGCCTGCGATTATAAAAAAGTTTGTGATAATATATATTAACACAATCAGCGTTCTAATACAAGCAATTCGGTCCGCTTCCACGTCCGAACTGCCTGCTTTCTCACCTAATGCTTTAGCCCAAACGTGCCAAATTTTACGCAAATAAATCTTCATTCCATTCACGGTGACCTTCAGTAAAGGCCATGTTGCTTTGAGTTTCACGTACTTCTACACGATAGCACCATAGACGCTTTGCTTCGCCATCACCCCACATGTCTGGAATGTAAACACCATTAACATACTTGTACAGCATTTCACTAAGACCTTCACATCCTAGTTTTGGTAAAACAACTATCTTAGCCATTTTCTTTTCTACTAACAGATTGTATGTTTCCATTTCTGGATCATCTGCGGCTACAATAAGTGTATGATCAAATTGATCTTCTAAAATCTTTTTGAGTTCTTTTAAACCACCATAGTCAGCCGCCCAATTGCGGACATCTAGGTCGTTAGTGCCAAAGTAAAATTTCATGCTAAATGAATAGCCGTGAATTAGATTACAGTGACTATCAGCTCGCCATTGGCGATAGGCGCAAGGAAATGCGTCGTGATATTCTTTTGTGCTTGTATACTTATAAGCGACAGGTTGTAAAGTTGCCATTGTTATATCTCCTAGTTAACAATGACACGCAGAGTTTATATTCCGGGATGAGCGTCTAAGTCCGGATATAGTAATTATACGCTTTTATAGCGTAAAGTCAATATTATTGGCGAACAATTGCCCCAAACGGTAACCATGTCCCTGGCTCACCAGTAGCAACACATACCCAACCGATATAAGTAAATTCGGCAGGATTAGAGTTCCAACAAATATCGCCTTTAGTTGCTAATCCAGTTACAGGCGCACTCGCTCCAGTTGTAAATTTTTTATCAGCAAAACTAATATTCCCTTTAACTGCTAAATCTACAGTTGGGTCAGGATTATTAATTCCAACACTTAGCGGTCCAAATACTTTAACAACTCGTCGACTATTTAATTTGTTACCGATTTCAATTTTTAAATCGTCTGCGTAGAAAGCCTGATGGCCATCGACGTTAACAGCAAACGAGTCTGTACCAGACACTGACTTTACTGCTAGTGATTTAACAGTAATTGCGTCAACGTCCACTGGCCCTAAGAATTTTGACTCACCTTTAACTACTAATGATGTTAGTGCGCCAACTGCTGTTAAGTTAGATTCTGTTACATTTGGCCCAAGTCCGTGTGCGGATAATACAACGGAACCGTTAATATAATATTGTTTATCTTGTGCTAGTTCTAATGATTCTGTTGATAGTAGTCTATCGGGGTTGGCTTGAATTGTTAGTTGTTTTGCTGTGCCGTTACCCAACCATACTAGGCCTTTTCCATAAATGTTATCATCGCCGGTTGCTCTAAATTCTAATGACGTTGATTTTTCTAATCTAGTATCAGAAATTATGTTTTCAGCAAACAGTGTTCCGTATACACGTAACACACCGTTTTTATAACGTTCTTCACCAATGTGAACCTCACCATCATTTTTTACAGTAATTCGAGCAGTATTATCTGTTACTAAGGCTAGGTCGTGATTGGTATAAGTTCCAACAGTGGCCAATCCTACACTTGGAGAATCGATAATGATTTCAACATCGTTTTCAACAATGCTTAGGACACCGTGTGGGTTTTCAATGTTAATTCCAACACGATTAACTGATGAGTTAAAGAACGCAAACTCACCAATAGTAGCATCACCGTCTACGGCTAATTTCTTTAAATTACCAACTTCTGTTAAGCTACTCTTTTTAACTTGTGTACCTAGTTGAGTTAGGCCAATAACAGTGGTGTTATCAATTTTATAAGACTTATCACGGTTAAGGTCAATGTCCCCGTTGGTCCAAACTCTGCCACCGTTTTTATAAATTAGCTGTACATTACCCAGACCCCAAGTCCAACCTAATCCCTTGCCGTTTAGTTCTTCTTCGGTGTTAACAGTCCACTGACCAACACCTTCAATTGTACCGGATTCTGTAATTAAGTTTTTAACTTTAACGGTACCGGCTGTTATAGTACCACCTACAGCGAGGTCGCTACTAACAGTAAGTGTTCCGTCATGTGTTATCGCACCCGAAGTTGATTCTAAAACTAAGGTTTTTATAACAATTTTATCGTCTTGGATAGTAAGCAAGTTGGTCATGGATAATACTCTCTTTCGAGTATTTATCCATGTTTTGCTAACCCTTATACTACTTTAAGTAGAATAATTTCTTCGTTTAAGCGACCGTTCATTTTAGTGTCTGTAGCGTTAATGTCGTCTAAGAACTTACGCAACTGTACCTTGCCTGCGGCCTTGAACTCTTTAAGTTTCTCTTCTGGCTTGCGAAGTGTTTTACACACACTGGTAGTTTCGTTAAACCCAATAATTGTAGTACCCTTCACACTGAGTGTTTGGTACTCGGCAGCAACATATTTGCCTAGTTTACGACTTTTAGAGTTATAAACCCACAATTCTGTAGCCCCTACAATGTCTGTAGGATTAATACTTACAAGTTTTAACGGCTCGTTAGTTTTCATGTATTTGAGCTTACTAACAATCTTTTCTGCCGGAACAGCTTTCTTAGCACGTGGCGCACGATTAACCTTAGCTTCTTGTGCCAACATAGTACAAGCCGCCATGATCTCTTGATAGAAAGCAATTAAATTCTTAATCTGCTTTTTACTGCGATGTGAGTATCCTTCGCGCAACTGCTCGTCAGCTTTACCGCTAGCAAGCTCTTCTAACTCGGCTAAGTCTTTAGAATAAAACTCTTTAATAATACGAGCGTGAGCGGCCTTTGCTTCTACAGCTTTGAGCAAGTTAAGCATTTTAAATGATTTTGGATCAAACGTTTCTGCGTCAGTTTGAAACGATTCAATAGCGTTTTCAATTTCTTCAGTCATACGCATAGCCGCTTCACGTACTCGTTCTTGAATACTCGGAGTATATACATCTGCTTTTGCGGCTTCTTTTTCAGCGGCAGCAACTTCTGGGTCGATATCGTTTTTACCTTCGGTAATAACTTTAACAATCTCTGCTCGCAACCAAGCGGCAGTGTCACGACCTTGATTAAAGTCGGCACGTTGCGGAGTCATACCTCGATTCAAACAACAGGCAACTGCTCCCATTGTTGTGCCAACACGTGAATCTTTAACTTTCTTGAACGCTGTAATGTCAGCTTTGGTACAGCCAACAGTTTCCATCCATTTGGCAACGGCAGGCTTGTAACTTTTAATGTCACTTTCCAAACGATAGTAGTCCATTGAGCGTTTAAAATGACGATGGAACGTAGCGTCATCCCAAGTTTCGCAACCTTCCCAAACTGGACTATGGTCTTTAACAGCACGAGTACGATGTGCTGTAACTTGGGCCTTAGTTACACGGGTCTTTTTTGTGGGTGCTTTAGTCGCCATTTCTACTCCTGTTTGTTTAGCAATACATGTATTATACGTTCATTCTGAGGCATTGTCAACCGAGTCTTCAAGCAATCTAGTAATATCCGGAACCATTTTGAGTATATCTAGATTACGTTCTTTGGCTAATGATAACGATCTTTCCCAAAATTCTTTGATATCACTTTTTGGAGTCTTTAACAATTCAACTATTGATCTTTTAAATGGATTACCCTTGTCTATATTCCAATTACCTTGTATAGTAGATTCCCACTCTGTTAGTTGTCTTGTTAACAATATTTTTTGATTCGGCGGAATAATTGATAACATTTGCCATTCTCTTCCAGATACCCAGTCCCAATCTAACTCCCATTTGGGATAATTATTAGTCATAAACATAATAAATTGGTCTAATGTAAAAATATTATAAACGCTGATAACGCTATGTATGGTTAGTGTAACATTGTCTTTTGTGCCCCACCATTCGTTATATTGATCCATCACTTGTTGTACTTCTGTAAATTTGCTTGGCCAACGATACCAATCATTCACAGATCCTAGACCATCTAAACTTACATCCAAATATATTGAAGCACATTGATCCATTAACGATTTTAATTCGCTATTCGGTAAACTAGTTCCGTTTGTCGATACTAATAGTTTAATCTTAGATAAATCTAATTTTTTCATAAGATGAATAAATCTATCCTGATCCATAAACGGCTCACCGCCAAATATCTTTAGTGTAGTTAACTGACTTAAATCTAAGTTGTCAACTATTGAGGTCGGGTGATCTATAAGAACTTTTATTTCTTTTCCTATCCTGCCTGCTTTATAATCTTCAGTACCCCATGTTGTTGAGTATTGTCTACTACAACTGACACACGCAAGATTACACAAGTTACTAAAAGCAATATCTAACATTTTAATATGACGTAATTCTGTTGTGGTGGGTAATTCAGTATCTTGTAAACTATAAGTTCTTGTACTCATACCACCAGCATCTTCTTGTTTATAACATTGCTGACATGCTGTATTTTTTTTACCAGATAGCATGTCTTCCTGTAGTTCACGCCAGGGTGTTGATTTTCTAAAATCAATTGATACTGTACTGCCTTCCAAAAATTCTGTGGAAGGCCAAAATCTACAACAAGGTTCCGCCCTACCACCTGCTCTAATAGCAATGCTATCCCAGGGTAGCAAACACATTGCTCCGTTATCTGTTTGCATTAATCATCCAATCCATTTCTTCTGTTGCGTAAACTTTTATTTTTTGTTCGGCATTTTGATCATGGAGACCTTGTACTGCTACACTGTTTAGAGATGGGAACAACTGTTTAAACTCGTTATAACATTTTTCTGCTAGATCTTTATATCCAGGCTCCAACATAATCCGTACACCAATCCACATTGACGATGCCGGACCGCCGTCTGTTCTAGCTTTTAGAACAGCATCTACTGCTCCTCTAACCGCTTTGGTAAATTTTTCTAATCCAAATTTTTCAACGTATCTTAAATGAATGCTAAATGTTATACTACTGTACTGTGCTAACTCTGCGTAATATTGTTCTGTTGCGCTACCGTTAGTTGTTGTAGAAATAGTATGACCTTTTTCTCGTAACATTTTAACAAACGGCAAATAATCTTTATAGATCGCAGGTTCGCCTCCAGTAAAACTAAATTTGGCCTTAACATCTTCAATCCAATACTTATTTAAATTTTCATAAGCATGAGTAAGCTCTATTAAATTTTTTTGCTGTTCATAATTGTTGTGACTGTTTTTACTACAGTACCAACAATCAAAATTACAACGTCTTCCTAGATCCCATGAAATAAACTTATGTCTATGAAAGTCCTTAGAAAAAATTATTTCAGGTTGGATACTACTTTCTGGGACCGGGTTGAGTAATTTAACACGGGCTCTAGTTTTAAGAGTAGGAAAAAAAGTTGCTATGTGCTCAACTTTTTTTACCTTTGGAGTATTCATATCTGCAGCACAAGAACATAATGTTTTTGTACAAGTGACCCAATTGCCAGCTTTTAAATAAATTCCTTGGTCTAATCCTGTTGCTACGTGTACATTACCAACAAACCCGCCAACTCGGCAAGTGCCGCGCCACACATTGCCATCAAAGTCTATATATATCGAATTAAGGCCGGTACTACAATGCCAACCCTTCCAATTATTTCTTGATGTAGTATGAAGTGTTTCACCATCTACATAGGCAAAGTTCATAGACGCATCAGCTAATACTAAATTTTTATGATCAGTTTTACTATCTTGATTATCGATTTTCCATTTGCCTACTTCGTCTGTTCCAAACAACACTCCTATTTGAAATCTATCTATAACTGTCTTTTTAAACGTGTTGTATATTTCAGTAACTTCTTCAATAGTATGATCAACAAACAAAAAATCTGTAGAAAAAATGTTGCTGTAATAAAAGAATACTTCTTCGTGTTGTGATCGAACTAGTAATTTTTTAACACTTTCAGGGTCATATAAATTACACTGAGCAAATTTTATGTCGCACTCTTTAAATCGTTGCCACAACTCTTTAAAATGTTCTTCACCGCCAAATTGTCGATGTAACAATGCTTCATTGCTTTCAAAATTGCCGTGAACAAATCTAAATTTAGATTTAAAACTATCATCTTGATTATTTAAAAACGTAACAATGTCGTGACCGTCCCAGTTTTCTACCAAATGCTGTAGCCAGTCTAAACTTAATTGATTGTAATCGTAAAAAATAAATTTACATCGTTTATTATACAGCAGTAAGTCTAAATACTTAAAACCTGCAGCTGGACCAAAGTATGACTTGATACCTTTTAAAGAAACTTCAAATCTGTAATTCTCACTATTAAACACCCATATTGGAATATCTTTAGTTAGCGACTTAATCCATTTCTTTTGATTAGGATTAGTTAATCGTGTAAAGTCTTTATCTGTTGTTGATTTAAATAAGTTATCGCTGTCGGTTTCTGGGTACACAAACAATCGACAGTCTCTCATCTCCTGAGTAAAATTATCAATTTTAAGTCCGTGACTTAACCCAGCCTTAATAAATCCCCACCCCTGAGCAGTTCGGGTACTAGTAACTGTACCCGGTTCTCCCTTGATCCAGTAAGGTGTATATTTGTCATGGAAGTTTTCTTCGGAACGACTATACACAGGCAACTCTTCAGTAACGGTTTCCCACTTACCAAATTCTGGTGATCCAACCTTTTTCCAAGTTGCTACATTAACAAACATCATTTGATGATGGCATTCTATCCATCCTACTCCTCTTTCTGGAAACCAGTCAAGGGTAAACGCAACTAGATAAAAATCAGGGTTATCATTATAATAAGTTGCTAGATGCTCTAGCAAGACGTTAAATCTAATAATATTCCCAATTGATTGTATTAACACTACGTCATAATTATTTTTATCTGCGTACAACATTGCATCGTCTACGGTATCAAACGATTTTAAATCGTTAGGATAATGGGTTGTACATCTGCTAGTCTTTGTATACGTATAGTCGTGCATCCGTTGAAACAACCCTGGATGTTTAAGTTTTACGTTAGCTTGATCGACAATAGCAAACAGTGGCCGTTTATTTCCGAAAAAATTCAATCTCTTGTAAATTTTAGTATGCTGTGGTTTTGTCATAAGTTAAAAAACTCTTGTGTGTAATGTCCATGGACAATAATATGATATCTAACTTCATTGCTATTGTTGATAACAATGTGATCGCGCCCAACATCTAATATCATGCCAGTCCCAGCTTCAAACGGAACTATTCCTTTATCTTTGAATACAAATTGACAGCCTGTAGGATTGTTAATAGCAATGTTAAGAGGACTAAATGCTCTTTGATTTTTATTATCAGTATGTGGCATTATATATCCACCTGGCGCAAGACGCATTATTCTAACACGATCAAATAGTTTATAAGGTAAATTGCTTAAAAATTTATGTAAGTTAGGGACTAACTCGCATACATCGGTCCAACAATAATTTGCTTCTTCTAAACTAGTAAATCCATATTTTGTATAATGTTCAGTCTTATGTTTATCAATGCCGTGTAATGTAAGACTTTGCCAGCCAAAATGGCCGTACCCAGACTTTTTATCTTGGCTTCTATGATCAAAGTATAAATGATCTACACTTTGACATTCTTTTAAAAAAAGAGCGGTATCAAAATTAAACTTTACAGGATAATACGCACACTCGACATCCTTTTGTGATTCAACAACAGATGAATGAACTGAACTATTAAGCTCTTTGTTTGTGTTGTAAAATTCTAAAAGTTCATTTGGAAATTCAAAACTCATTATCTACTATCCTAATATCTGAAATATGATTAAACTTACTCCACACATTTAGATTCCAGTCTTTAGTATCTGTAATAGCTGTAGCAAATGTATAAACTGTGCTGTCAAAAGAATAGCTGTTTAAAGCACCAACAGGGATAAACCCAAGAGCAAGGTCTTCCAGCCTCATTCGCGGATCCATAATTTCTGAAAAATTATTATCCATCCACCATTTATATAAAGATACCCTAGCATGGTGCGGACTATCTTCTCTAAAACTCATATATGTTTCTGCGGCAAATCTTTTTTGTGGTCGGATTGCTTTTCTATGAACAGCCTCTAAGTCGTTATCGTTACACGCACTCGCCCAATGCTTGCCTAAAGTGTTGTAACCTAAGTATACCCACCCCCATTTATGTTCAGGGTCAAATAACAAATAATCCTCAGGCTTTAGTAATTCGTGTAGATAGTCTTCCGGCATAACATCTTTAGGATCTTTATTGGGCAAAAAATCCGCCAGGCATGTGCATATTGATTTTTCTCGCCTATTCCAAGTTCTAAATATTGCTTCAAAGTTATGTATTTGCTCATTCAGTCTTAGGAACGCTTCGTGGACACTTTTGTCGTGTACATCCCCGGGCCACACGGTATTGTAATCAGGACTTAATTTAGGATTATCAAAATAACCGTCAGCAATAAACTTTTCTAATCGATTGCCATAAATTTCATATTCTTCGTGTAGGTCGTTTAATACACCAGCATCGTTGCGTAATTGATCAACAGATTCAACCTCAGTTAACCGTCGGTCATAGTTATTGTTTATAAATTCAATATTAGATTTGAACGCTACTAGTTGCTCTTCAATTTCAATATCTGATAGAATCTTTCTATAATTATATCGTAAGGTATTACCTAGCTCGTTATTTTTGTTTATTAAATTAATCCATCTATCAGCGATGTCAGTATCAAGTATTGAATATCTTAATTTTACAAATTTTCTTGATTTAGTGCCTTGACAAGTAATTTCTAAATACTTGTCTTTCTTCCATATATTCATAACGATGCGCCCTCAACGCTAAGTTGGACATCTTCCATTTCTGGAATTGTCTTAAATGTATCTTCGCCTCGAAGTTTATCAAGTTGCGCAGTAGTTGATAAAAATCGTTTTGCTGATTTAAGATCAAAGGGTTTTGTTAATTCGTGTAGAATATGAGTAAACTGTTTGCTTATATCAGTGTTGTACTTAGTATTATGAGTTTCTATAAACACATTTAATTTTTCAATAGTATCTTTTCTATATTGATCTGATAAAATTGAAACATGATAATGCGGTGGATGTTCAATTAGATTAATAAAAAAATTATTATAATTTATAAGTTTAGATTTAGGATGACTTTTAATAACGCCAATTTCAGTTAGATGCGTAATAATTTCAGGGAGTCTTGCTACATTCCATGCGCCTGTAGTAATACCAGGTCGAAGGATTATGTTGTCGTGTTTAGCTAGCTCTTTTAGATTCTCTTCTACTTTATGCCATACTGTGCCGGACCGAATTAATTCAGCACGATCACCAATTTCGTCAATGCTAGGCCATACTTCAAGTTTACCAAACTTCCACTGTTTCCAATAGTCAATGACATTTTTCTTGCCGTGTGTTAACGTCAAGCAATTAGTGTTATATGAAAGTTTTACATCAAATCTTTCATTGTCAACTAACATATCTAAGATTTGCCAATGTTCGGGCATAATTAACGGTTCGCCGCCCGCAAAGTAAATTCTTTTTACGTTTTTGATTTGATCCTTTAAAAAATCGTAGTTTGTTTGTTCGTCAACATTTTCAATACTCCAAACTTTTTCTTGATCAGTATACCCTAATTTTTTAGCATCAGGTACCCATGCTGAACTGTAACGTGGTCCGCAACTGCGACATTTCATGTTACATAGATTACTAAAACGGAAATCCCAATAGTTTAATTCCATTTCAGTACAAGTGCCGTCTTCTAATGTTATACTTGGAATCTTTTCCAATACTTCCGGAAAGTCTCTATTTTGATAAGTCCGACCACTTTCACCTGTAACTTTCTCTCTGTTAAAACACTTATCGCAGACTGTTGGTTCAACGCCGTTAATCATATCTTTCCTCAGTGATTTCATATTATCACTGTTCCAGATCTCTTCAATAGTATCTTTATTGAGGTCGCCGGCAAAATAACTATGTGCCGAAGTTAAACAGCACGGCACAACTTTACCGCTTGGTTCGAACGCAAGATGCATCCACGGTACCGCACATAATGTCTTAGTTTGGACTTCTTTTACAATAGGTATAATTTTATTCATACTGTACTTATTTCCACGCATGAGAAATTATTCTAGATGTGAATACTAAGTCCAGAGGCTGTCACGAGCCTTAATAAGACGAATCATCATAGCTTCATCTTCTGCTTCATAACCCTCTTCGATCTTTTGAAGCAACTTATGAGCCTTATCGCTGGCCTTTTTAAGCACAGGATCTTTTGGTGTGCTAAAACTCAACTTACCGCCGTTAGCTTCACGTTGTGCTTCACAGGCGGCAGTCCAACCACTTGCGTCATATGGATCAGGACGAGCACGATAGGTCACAGTCCACCACACATAAAGCTCTTTGAGTTCTTTAGCACGGAGAGCCTGTCCAGTGGGCTTGCCGTAGTCTGGATGTTCTGGGCCACACCAGTCAGTGTTAGTCAGTGTCATTGCCCAGTCAAGATGATCGATACCTGCTTGAGGGCAACGCCAAGTACGCCAACGGAACCAACCAGTAGCGTAAAAGGGAGGATCATACTTAGCACGAGCTTCCTTATCTCCCCAGGCGATGTGCGACCAAGCGGATTCAACTTCGACGAAATCAACCAACTCATTAAATAGGCATGGCAGGAACCGATTGCCAACATCACACCAGTTGCCAGGCTTAATATCACGAGCATGGGCGGTAAGAGAGTGAGTACGAGTAACCCAACGGTTATTGATGTAATACTTAACATCGTAGATCTTTCTAACAGGCCAAGTAACAAAATCCTGGATATAGCCTAAGGCCTCTTCAGCTAGCCAGTAACGAAAATTGTGCTTCATCTGAGCCGCAGTGGTCCAGTCATCCCATTCTTCACTGGTACCCGCACTCAATTTCTTAGTGCCGCGAAGCCAATCTGCGAACGGTGTGCATGACCAGTAGTTTGTGTGATGTGCCATCTTATTTTCTATCGCCAAATAGTTGTAACAAGTTTAAGAACAAGTTTATAAAGTCCATATACAGTGTCAGTGCTCCGCTAACTTCAGCGGCTGGGCTGGTGTCTACGCTAAGTTCTTCACGAATACGTTGTGTGTCGTATGCTGTCAATCCCAGGAATATAATAATAGCCAAGGTTGAGATCACCATCTGCATTACTGTTGAGCCAATAAAGATATTGACAATACTAGCAATGACAATAGCAATTAGTCCAACAAACAACAAACTACCAAGTCCGCTTAGATCTTTCTTGGTAAAATAACCGTATCCACTCATAACACCAAATAGAATTGCCGCACCCATGAACGCTGACACAATACTGCCCATATTGAACACAGCAAAGATTGTAGCAAAGCTCAATCCCATCAATGCCGCGAATCCGTGTAGACATAACTGTGCTACTCCCTTACTAGGATTATTACCTAGCACATAGCCAACACCAAAGATTGCCGCCAGCGGAGCAAAGATTACAATCCATTTTAGTACACCTGTAAAAAAGAATTGTAACAATTCTGGGCTTGTGCCCACAAAATAACTTACAAACATTGATACAATAACAGCAAGACTCATGTGTCCGTAGACACGACCCATTGCCGAATTAATTTCACTAGCACTACGGTAACTTAGAGTGTCGCCGCCTGTATAATTTGTTCCAAACATATTATTCTCCTTTAATAAATTGAGCCAATTCCGGAGCCTTCCAGCCCACTGGCTTTAGTACCTTGCCATCTTCACGCTTGCGGACCCTGCCAGTATCGTGATCAATTTTAGCAAAATTAGTTGTCATTACTTCTTTCCAAGCACCTTCGGCATCTGCTCCCATACTATGAATAGCACCAATAGTAACAACTAAAATATCGATTAACGCATCTAGTTGTTCTACTTGATCTTCTGCCAGGGTTGCCTCTAGAAGTTCTTGGTGCTCTTCGGTAATAAGATTAGTATACAAGGCAAATTGTCCTTCATCAAACTTGCCAACACTTTGGTCGCAAGCCTTCATAAATTTTTCTTGATCTCTAAACGGGTTTGTCATTATGCCATCCTATCTACATTTTGTCCCGGACGATTCATCCGGCGATTCATTTCAACTCTTGCTTCTTCATTAGCTTTGATATTTAACTTCACACGCTGTTCTTCTAGTCTAAGTTCTTCGTGACGCTTGTCTAATTTTTTAATTTCTGTCTGTCGATAAATTTCTGCATTTTGAGCAGTTACTCTACTAACTTCGGTCATATCTTTTCTCCTACTTCAAAACCGCGGAACCGTAGGAACCTTGGAAATCGCAAACTGTATGTTCCGTCTTGGTTTTGGGTGACGGCGTCTGCTCGCACTTCCACGATCTGACCAAGTAGGGAATCACGTGAAGCCCAGTAGCTATCACGATCACTATCACTAAAACCACTGCCAACATTGACTCGAATAGCTTTGCCATCGTCGACTCCTTGGCAGACAATCGCTCCAAGCCGTCCAACGTTTCTTCCTGTTCCTTCTTCAACATCTACTACCTCCAGTGATACTTCAATAAATGGTTTAAGTTTCAACCATGCTACACTACGTTTACATTCGTATCCAGCTTCGGGATCCTTGATCATAATACCTTCATAACCACCAGCTACTGCCTTGGCATTAATTTCTTTGTAACGTGTTTGTCCTTCATCGGTATCCAAATCAACTAGTTCGTTAGTTAGTGCTGTTACGTTTGGCAACTGGTCTTTGTTCTGGTCAACCCAAAAACTAACCATTGTACTACGCACCTGCTGAGTTTTATCATACGTACCTTTTTCAAAGTCTTCTAATGGTAATACATCAAATAGATTAAGAATAGCATCGTTGGCCTTAACATCGCTCTTGCGGTGTACTTGCGTCATTAAGTCTTGGAAACTACTGCTCATGATCTCGCCGTCTAACACTAAATCCATATCTTTGCTTGTAGATTTTGCTTTAACCACTGCACTAATCTGTTCTACAATGTGCGGAAAATTAACAAGTTCTTTACCATTGCGACTGAACATATCCACCCGACCATCACTACGTACAATAGTAATGACTCTAACTCCGTCGAGTTTAACTTCGATGAGTTTTTTGCCTGATACCTTCGACTCATGATTAGCACTATCATGAGCAAGCTGACAACTGAATACAGGAATAGCGTAACTAGCATATTTCTTTTCTACTACTTTGTTAATTGTTTTTTCACTAGTACCGCAACGCAAATCCTTGATAAGGATACGTCGATACCAACCATTCCACTCTGCTTTAGTAGCAGACTTCATCATAGCTTGAATTACATCACGTGCTGTATTACCGGTAACTTGACGTGTAACAAAGCCAGTAAGAGCGAGAGTAAAACTATCCCAAGGTAGCCCAGCGCCATCTTCATCTTTTTTCTCCGGAACTTGTTTAATACCAAAAGTAATCATTGGGTCCAAAGCTAGGCGACAACCTTCAAAGAATTCGTTATTACCAGCTTCAGCCTGCGCCAACACAATAGCTTCTTTATTCAAACGACTAGGATGATCTTCGAGTGAAGAAATGACGGTGTAGCAAGGATCGCTCATTATATTAGACCTTTAGTTAACTGTTTAAGTAACTATTATACTGTCTAATTATCAATAAGTCAAGTGATTTGTTGTCTTAAATGGCTTGCCGTAGTAAGCATTTTCTAGCTGAGTCATTATTTTACGCTTCATTTGGACTACTTTTGGATGGGTATGATCATACTCAAAAGACTTCATAAAACGTCCCCAACCGTTTGGGCGGACTCTTTTTGGTACAGGACTATCCAAATATTCTCTGATAGCCTTTGGATCAAAATCAAACTTGTCAATCATATCCTGGGCAATATTAAATGAGTGTGCGCCCATTTCGTCTCGGTGACCGTAGTATTCTTGCCAAGCACGATCTTTAGCATAGTAGGCAGTACTTTCGTATCCAGGAATATCTTTGAAATTTCTAGCCCGATATTGACGAGTATGGATTATTTCATGAAGTACTGTATCAGCAAATAAATGACACATACGTTCCCAACGATACAAACTAGTTTTCATGCTGTCAGCAGTAGTTGGAAATGCTAGTTCAACTTCGATAAATCGTTTCTTGCCTTGCTTATCATCGTCACTATAATATGCCCCACCGATCCAAACTTCGCCAGGTTTGACGGGCTTGTGTCTGTGACTTCGAACTTTGATTGGAAGGTGTGATTTAACATGCTTACTTATAATGCTGGTAATTTCACCTATAGGTAAGCGTCTATCTACAATCTCAGATTTGAGTTCGTAAATCATCGAGTACAATATATTTCGATCCAACGCGGACCAATTAAAGGCTTGACGGGCCATAGCACACTCCTAGTAAGTATATTTATATTATACTAGGGTGTACCATTATGTACGCACTTTACGGGCGTTTTGTTATGATTTCGTCAATCAAACCGTATTCTAGGGCCTCTTGCGCACTCATAAATTTATCACGTTCCATATCGTTTTTAAAGTCTTCAAAAGTTTTACCCTTTGAATTATGGTTAACGTAGATTTGAGTTAGATTCTTTTTCATTTTAAGAATCTCTTCAACTTGGATTTCCATGTCAGTAGCTTGCCCACCAGCACCGCCACTTGGTTGGTGAATCATGTGTCGGGCGCTTGGTAGCATTTTACGCTTACCAGACGCACCAGCAGTAGCTAGCAAACTTCCCATACTACAGGCTTGACCCATAACAACGGTGCTAACGTCAGGCTTAATGAATTGCATAGTATCGTAAATAGCCATACCAGCGGTGACCATTCCACCAGGACTATTAATGAACATGGTAATGTCTTCGTTGCCCTGACTCTCTAAAAAGAGCAACTGAGCCACAAGTAAACTAGCAGAATGTTCGTTAACATCTGTATCGAGCATAACAATACGATCTTTAAGCAGACGACTGTAAATGTCATAACTGCGTTCTCCGCGAGCTTCTTGCTCAATAACCATTGGTACTAAATTAGGCATCTTTTTCCTTTTCTTTATTTTCAGTTTCTTCTAATTTTGGGAAGCACATCTTTTCACCATCCCAACGCTGACCGCACCAACACTCGCCATCAAGATTAATGATACAAGAACCGTTGCCGCAACAGCGTTGATCTTCCATTTTATTTTCCGTTAGTTTGTACAGTGGGTGTTACAACGCCGTTGATAACTAGTGTTTGACCTTTAAAGTTGGCAATAGCATCTGGCAACTTACGCATGGCTTCTGCTTGTGCTTCGGCCATCAGCAATGGAATAGCCATTGGGTTGGCCTGCATACTTTCATTACGCTTACGTGCCGTAGCCACTTTGACTTCTTCTGTCTTATATTCATTCTTGGCTTTGACCAATTCGTTAGCACTTAGCACAACAGAGTCTGCTGGAATAATGCTACGAATTAATACTTGTGTAATAGAGATAGTACCGTCCAACTTTTCATCAGCCAAGGTCTTAACCACAGTTTCACGGATCTCTTGTTCCATTGCTGTGCGGTTATCGCCCATGTCCAATGCTTCGTACTTGCGAGCGGCCTTGTAGGTTGCGTTACGTGCGGCATTGAAGATGTAGTTATACATCAAATAGGTATCGCCGTTATGAACAGCGTGGAAACTTTTGTTCTTGCTATTGTAGATCTCAGCAACTTGAGCTTGATTGATGTTATAGATAACAGTCAAGTCAAAGTCTTTCATTGTTGAATTATCTTTAGCCTGCGGAGTAATGTCGTCAACTTTGACGGCAACTTCTTTGATTGGGAATGTCATAACACTACCGATGATAACTTGATTAAAAGATCCAGGAAGCAATTCACCGGTACTAACCTGTTTGTCAAAACCAACACGGAGACCAACCTCACCAGTTTCAATACGTGTACAACCTGTTGCCAACACAGCCGCGGCAAGAACGGAGAGAGTCAAAATACGTTTCATGTGATACCTTAAAATAAAATAACAATTATAGTCATTACTAGAACAGCTAGTAATGCGACAAGTATACTATACGTTATGGACTTTGTCAATGCCCAACGCTCTTTACCATCAAATTGTCTAATAGTAGTAATACTAAAGTGAATAAGATACGCAAAGATAGCAAAAACTAACAGTTGGAGAATCATTTTGATCCTAATAGATTCATCATTGTACGAGCATGTACACGATCTTTTTCTTTTTCATCTTCGGGCAACTCGTCATACGGTACGTGTTGCGCTGCATTGTAGTCAGCCTTGGGATTACGTTCCATCCATTTAATATGAATGTATTCAGAAGCCTTTTCAATATCATTGGGGAATTTCTTTACAGCGTGTTCTGCAGCCTGGCCGGCAGCAAGATTTTCCTTTTGCCAATCCGGGTGTAGTTTATCAAATGGTACGTTAATGTCCCCTTCTGTGCCATCCCCGTTTTTCTTAATACGTGGTTTAGTTCCAGTCGGGTCAAAGTTTTGACGCCATTCTTCATGTGCCGCACTGGCAAATCGCTGTACAGCATTTTCAGCGATCATTGCTGATTCTACAATATTCATAAATTCTTTAATCATAATCAGTCCAATTCTTTAAATGCTTCCGGAGCACGTCGAGCTACTTGTTCTTGTAGACGAGCAGATTCTTTAGCTTTCTTTAATATGTTAGCATCGCCAGTTGGCAGTACTACTAGCACGTATGCACGGAATTGAGTACCCTGAGAAACAATTTTCTTTTCTTGTACTTCAACACCAGTTAAATCAACTTCCTTACAACTTGTACGCAAGACCATTTCGCTTAACTCTGAGCTAGCATCTGCGGTGTCTGCTTTGTAGATCTTTGTACGTTGACTAACAGTGCCACCGGCGGCCATACAGATCTTTCCGTATGCGTCGGCTTTGGCTTTGATAAATGCCATTGAGTAATCACCACTAGCACTAGTACCAGCCGCATAAACAGCTGAGTTACTAACTGGACTTTGAGTCATCCATTTAGGCGCCTTATCAATCGCACGTTCAACCATACGTTCTCTATGTTCACGTTCGTTATTAGCACGTTTCTGATATGGGTCACTAGTACCACATGCGGCAAGTAAAGCAACAACAGGTAACAACAATAAAGTCTTTTTCATTTTATTTTCCACTCATTTTATCTTTTGTCCAATCTGCGGACGATTTAATATCTTGCCCAACACCGGCTACGGTGCTACAAGCGGCAAGTGCCATTACAACAAGTAATACTGAAAAAGTTTTCATTTTGCCATCTCCTGACTGTGTGTTTTAACTGTGTCCACGCCTTTGTCCATAATTCGAGCAATGCCAGAAAATCCAACAGTTGCTAGGACTAGTCCAAAAACTGTGCCTAAAATAAATGCCTTCATAAAAGCCTCTCTGTGTGTTAATATGTGTATAGTATACTTGATTGGTTAGTAGTTGTCAATACTCAATCTTACCATTTGTCTACAACTAGCCAATTTGTGTTACTATTATCAATTTGGCAAATCACTCCGTGGTATACAGCTAGCGTTCCTTTAAAGTCATTCCGTTCTGTAAACATACGGCATCGAGCATTGTTGTGTGTAAAGTATTTGTCTATTTTGGATTTACCAACTTCAGTTTCCAAAATGTGATCACCCTTCTTGATCTTTTGGATTGTAGTAGTACCCTCTTTACATATAGTAACAGCTTCGGTACTAAACTTCCCACCCAAATCTAAAAGCAAATTCTTACGGGCACGTTCTCGAGCATAGTAACACAAACTTTCTTCTTGTTCCATGCCCGTTTCAGTTTCTTGTAAACGATGCGTTACACCGTTAACTGTAATGTTAAATGTAACTACGCATTTACCGTACGTCTTAACTTTTACTAGATCAGTAATTGGCCCCACTTCTCTTTCGTTAGTCAGTTGGCTAGCTGATCGAACTTTACATTCGTCTGAATATACAGGGCTTATGATTAAAAAGGTCAGCGTCAGAATTAAAATAATATGTTTCATGATTGTTCACACCTGTAGGCATACCACCAAATACTTGCTTTTAAGCGACTGTTGTAAGCACGGTCTGCCGGATTTAACTTATCAGGATCTTGGTCAAAGTTTTTAATTCGCTGTATCTCTTTAAGCTCACGAAGTTGTGAGTTAGCTTTGGCACATTGACTAGGGTAGCTAACTAGCTCGTTGTAAGTCAGTACCCTTGACGAGGTTTCGTTACAACCAACTAGTAATAGTACTAGAACAAGCAGAGAAGATTTCATTTATATTTGTCATCTAATTCTACGTTGGTAAGACTTGCGACCGTTTGAAACTTGGCCCAAGCGGCTTTGGCGGCTGGATTGTTTTCCAACTCACTGTTAGGTAATACTGCTTCTAGCCAAATTTCTGGGCGCCGTTGTGGATGTGCGCCAAACTTACGGGGCTGATGCATTTTACCATCATCATAGAGCATACTGCTCACACTACGGAATTTGTCCTCGTGGTCCTTGTTGGTCAAATCGTATTTGGACCATTCTGGATTACTCATACCACCTAGTGTGTATCCTTGCCAAATTCCTGCCCATTGCTCGTCATCATGCGGATCAAAATCTGTTCGAGTAATTAGTACTAAGACATCCTCAACGTCCACACGGCCTTCGACAATATCCAAAATGCAACGGCTATAGCTCAGTCCAATTTTCATACAATTACACTCTCAGTTTTATGGGTTCTAAAAACATTTTGGCCACAACGCCTAACAGCATCTGCCAATTCCTGTGGTTGCTCTTTAGCATACTCGTTTAACTCGTCTAAACTAATCTCACTTTCGAATGCCCAAATTTCGGGAAATCTCTGCGGATTAGCTTGTGCTCTTATTATAGCATGTCTGGGTATAGGGAAGTCAACCTTCTCGTCACCTTTTAATACTGCCCACATTTTCTTTTTTTCGTAATCGGTTACATTAAAGATCCATTCAAACCCCAATGTATCAAAATATGCCATGTAAGCTGACATGTTAACCCCTTGTGCTTGTTTTGGTTTTACTAATAGTAGGACCATTACTGATAAAGTCCATACCTGCCATGTGTCCTTCGTACACTCGGCCATTCCACTTCATAGACATTTTAACACTTTTGTTAAGAACAACAGTAAGCATTTCACATTCTTTAAAATCTTGTACCACTGCTTCAACTAACTTATTACTGGATACTTGCTTGACTTGGCAAGTATCACTGTGCCTCGTTATGGTGTTCATGTTCTTCTCCAATAGTTATCATAACACTCTTAATCGAATCCCAACGAAAACTTTTCCAAGCATCTGATTCCAAATCATAAACCGGCATAATGTCTTCGTTTACTTTTTTTTCTCTTTTAGATTCAAGAATTGATGGATCCTTAAACATAATAAAAGTAGGATTTGTAGTACACTTCATTACTCTTTCAGATCCATCTTTTTTAGTAAAGGTTACAGTAACTGGCCCAAATTTAAGATGAGACCTTAGCCATTTTTTAAATAGCTTAAAGTCAGTTTCATTTAAGGTCATCAACATGCCTTTCAAGATCGGTTACTCGTTCTTTCAACAACACAATTTGATGTTCTAAATCGTCAACATGATCCGCTACCTTCTTCATAAAGTCAGCAGTGTTACTTCCAGTCAATTTAAGCATTTCGCTTACGCTTAATGTTTTAGTTTCTTCACTCATTTTTAAATCTCCAAAATTTTAGTAGGATCCCAGCCAGTGTCTTCGCTGTATCCGTCATTTTCGTAACCACGTGGGTTACATACAACTCTAGTCTCACCGATGACATAATCAAAAGGATGATGGGTATGTCCGTGTGTCCACAACACAATCTGCGGATGATCCAGAATGAATTCACTCAAGTCACTATGGTAGCCACCGTTCATTAAAGTGTCGCTAGCATAGCTTGGATGACAACTTTGGAAACTAGGACTATGATGCCCAACAACAACGCACTTCTTGTCTTTGTGTTCTTGGATAACGTGTTTGATATAGCCTAGTGTCTTGTCGTGACGAACAGCAACATCCAACGCACTCATAGGAGCATAGTTCCTTTGATCGTTACGGATGATACGAAAGTCGTTCATCATGTCTTTCATAGCATGCATTGTAAGTGGGTCACGCTTGTTCATGTTGGTCCAAAGGGTTCCGCCAACAAACACAACATCATCAATAATCTTTGTGTCTTGCTCTAACATATACACGTTAGGATATTTGGCACACTCCTCACGCATGTAGTCGATGCCAGCATAGAACTTTCCGTGATAGAATTCGTGGTTCCCCATAATGTAAATTACATGTGGGAACTGAAAACTACAACGCTTGAAGAAATCACGGAACCGTTGAACACGCTCTTGCTTACGGCTTAGATCCGGAATGGCACCATACATGTTGTAACTGGGCAGTTCTATATGGTCGTGGAGATCCTGGGCAATCATAATATCACCACCCAAAATCAATACATCGGCACCTTCATCATTGTTAATAAAACAATCCGAAAATTCCAAATGTAAATCACTAACTAGTTTTATCTTCATCTTTTTCTTTCGCAAAGGGCCAAGCCAGCTCGCTTTCGAGTACAAATTGTTTAGCATCATCTTTAGTAAGACGCCCTGCGTTAACTTCTTCAAGGGCGTGACGCAATGCTTCTTCAACAAAATCGTTAAAGGTCATATCGCGTTCGTGTGCCATCTTCATATATTGTAACAGTTCTTCGTCTGAAAAGTCAACCGGAACTAGTACTCGTGTATCATAATCCTCGCCTGCCCGAATGGCAAGTGCTTTTTGGAAAAAGTCATCATCTACATCCAAGTCAATATAGTTAACATCATCCCATGCCTGGTTCTCCAGTACACTTCTATGTTCGGCTTCCTTATGATGCTTTTCAACATTTTTAGGATTAATCATGCGATAGGCACGATCATTAGTATAGTCACACATACTAACTTCATAAACCTTTTGACTCTTAGTGCTGAACACGATACTAAAGCTATATCCACCTTTGCCGTGAACACCGTTCCAACTGTCTAGTGTATAGCTGTTAGGACCGTAACAAGTCCACATATAATCACTGCCCTCAGTGATTTTATAGTCAACCAATTCCATCCATTCTTTCATTGTAATCATTTGAACATCCTTGTATCTAAAATTATTGCCGCACCCAGGACTAACCATAATATTCCGGGCCAAACACTACCACCAACAATTGCGGCAATGCCAGCTCCTAAGTTAACACCGCCGACAGTGTATCCAATCGTTTTACGGTTACGACCAAACCATTCAAAAAACTTGTCCATTATTGCTCGTTTCCTTCTTTGAGTAACTTTTTAAATTCGTATTCTTCGTCTAATTTTTTACGTGCTAGTTCACGTGCTTCTTCACATGGTTCGCAAATAGTACGAATCCATCCGGGCCCATGTGTCTTTGCCGGTGCGCTACATTCTTCACAGGTAACGCCACTCATGCTTTCTGCCATACGTACCATACCGCTAATAGTATCATCACCACCTGTGTAATAAAATCTCAGTGTGCCAAACTTTTCTTTAATTTGGTCCAACGTTACCTGTGCTACCACTTCTCCTTGACGATTTTTCCAATCAATGTGATGCTGAATATTACCCATAAGTTGATCCAAAATATTGTACCAACCATCACCACATTCAAATCCCCAACACATACAAGTTTCCTGCATGTTCTTGTTGCGGTTGACCATCATCTTTGGATACTTCTCGCACAACAACTTATCTAATTCTTGTTTCATAATTTTTCCTAGTCGTATGCCACGTTAGGCATTTTCTTTTTACCTTCCCAATGATCTCGTGTTACACATAAACCTTTATGTGTTACACGCATAGGGTGATCTAATTTTGGTAATTGTACTCTTACTGCTTCACATTCTTTCTGACTTTTAAATTCCATGATATCCTTGCTCATAAAGTCACCCGCGGGGCTGTACATAGCAATAATCAAAATCCAACTGTATGTCATTGTGCCGCCTTTACATAGTTAAGTCTAGTAATATCGTTACCGTGCTTCCAGTGCTTGGAATGTTCTTTTACCTTGGCTTTAACAATAATACACGCACCCACGTTAAGGTTAGTTTTGTTAAGCCACGATGCCATCCTATTGTTAATTATAGCAGAAATATTGTAACCTTCAAAGTTTTTTGACTTAACTGATTCAAGTATTTCGCAATCCAAATCTTTAAGTGTGGCACTAACTGCGCCTAAGTAGCCGTCTTCTACACTTCGTGCGACTTTTTTAATTTTGGTTTGGGCAACGTCTCTAGCATATACGCTAGGCAAACAGGCAATATAACCAAAGTTCTTTGTTTCAATATTTTCTGCATTTAGAAAACTATTAACATTTGTTTGGAATTCGTTTTCACCTTCTATGGCGCTAAACATAAATTTTCTAAAATGTCGTTTAATTTCTTCTGCTAGTGTCGTATCTTCAGGTAACACACGAAGTGGCATCGGAGCATCTTTTGGATCAGCGGTCCAATTAGCAGGAACTATAGTACACAGCATTAACATTTTGTTAGACTGTTTTGAGTACATATAAGTAAAGTCTGCGGCCAATACTGGGACAGGTTCTTTAAGATATGCGCCATTAACTCGTTGTGCTGCACAAGCTAGCTCTAATACTTGTTGTGCGGGGAAATCTTTTTTAGACATTGCTCGCTCGCTGGGTGAGTTAATATACTTTGTATTTTACACAAATATACAGTCAGTGTCAACCTTCTGTAAGCGGATATAGATCTTTTTGGCTAGCAATTTTAATATTGGGTGATCTAAAGAATGAAATTGTCCATAATACGCACTTAGACATGGACTAACATATTGATCGTTGAATTTGAGTTTACATAAACTGTTGAACTTAGTCATGTAGCGTATAGCACGGTACTTGCCCAAACTTCGACACAATTCGATAGCTATGCTTATAGCATACGCATCAACTTCATCTGGATCAGCTAGATAATCTTTAAATGGACTTCTATTATGATTTGAGTAAACTTTATGTTTACGTTTAACACTTTGTCTTTGATGTTTGTATTCGTGTACAGTAGCATCGAATATTTGTATTAGGAATTCTGTTACTTGCTGTTGATCCCATAGTAACGATTTATTGAAGTTGTGATGTACTATTACTTCAATTGGTATTTCATTATTATGATCGTCTTCGGCATCGTAGTACGCATTAACGTAAAATTCTTCTGAGTTGAGTTTTTTATCTCTATCAGATTTTATCTTAAGATTAAAATTGTACTCGCGAAACTCGCGACGTAACAATGTCAGTAACTGCTGGAAACTTATGCCTAACTTACTTTTGGCTTTAACTCGATTACAAACTAAGCAAACGGTTTCCATAATACTGTTCATAGTTACAACCTATAAGTTACTCTACCCTTAGTCAAATCGTATGGACTGACTTCTACTCGCACATTATCTCCTAAGATAATTCGAATTTTGTGTTGTTTTAATTTTCCACCCATGTAACACAATAAAGGTTTAGGCATATTTTCTACTTTAACCCTAAACATGTTACCTGGTAGTACTTCCTCTACTTCACCAACTAATTCAATAATGTCGTCTTTGGCCATTACGGTTTGCTGATGACAATTGCGCCATCTTCAATTTGAATGTTTAACGTATCACCATTCTTCCACCCATTGCGTTCTAATAGTTCCGGAGGAAGCTTCATTATAACATTATCCGGATCACCGGGGATGTCTTCAAAAATGTCTTCTACGTTATATATATGTTTTTCCATGCTGTTATTTACCACGTTATTTGTCATCACTATATGGAACTGGTCTCCAACCTAACCGATTAAGATCTAACTCAATTTCTTCAGTGACTTGACCTTCGGGTACGTAATCACGGCCGGCAGGGTCCGCAGTAGGTTCATAATGATCTAAACCAAAACCAGCTTCTTTATTACCAATACCGCTACAGTACCAATCAATGTAGTCGCCCTTTTCTTGCATATCGGCAATTATACCACCAGCATGTCTCCAACTGCATGACCAAGTTTCGCCCTTCATCTCTTGCCAAAACTCTCTGCTTTGCCAATCCATGTTACACATTGCGGCATACAAATTTTGCGCATAGTTGTCAGACTCTTTAACCTTATCACATAGTTCTTTACTACTACGGAGGTCGTACTCCATGTTGTTCTTTTGCCAAGCGGGATCGTGAATCTTGTTAGCTTCATCAATCTTGATCTGATCCCACATGTCAATGTATGCTTGGTTAGGCTCTTCACCCTTTTCTTCTGCCCGCTTGATTGCGCCTTCTTTTTGAAAAGTATTTCGCTCAGGACTTGATGCTACTTTTTTCATTAATGGAAACTGCCTTGGAAACAATGTCGGACTTCGTGACCTACATCGTGAAGGGTAGGAGTGTTACTAGTAATAATAGTACAGACATTGCCTTCCCAAAAAGAGCAAGCATATACAGTATAACCAAACCCACCTAACTTACGTTTTTTACTTTCAACTTCACAGGTAGCTTGTACGTTGGACACCCGCAACCAAGTGATAGTTGATTTTTCTATATTAAGAGTACGGGCATTAAATGGTTTTTCGGGATTAGCCCAATCTGGCTTTGCCATGGCTGATAAACTTACTACTGCTAAAAGTATTGCTAGTGCCTTTTTCATATAAACCTCTGTGTGTAGTTAAAATGGTGTAGACGGTAGGATTCGAACCTACAAAGTCGCCCTAAGGGCTAGACCCTATCCCTCCGTTCGCCGAAGCTACTAGGAGGAGGTATACCAAGTTCCACTCACGTCCACATAATAATTATATAGTCGTTTCTACCAAATGTCAACCATCTTTGAAATAAATATTCAAAATAAAGTGAGCCAAAATGAAAATTGAATACCCGTACAACGATTGGACACCAGTAGTTTTTGGTGATGTTAGGACCTTTACCGATGCTGACATACAACAGTTAGGGGTTGCTCTAGCTGAAGAAATTATGGTCTTATTCAGAGGCCAAACCTTAACTCCCCAAGAAGAAGTTGATTTTGGTGCTCGATTTGGCACCTTAGAAGACAAATCGATTGTTAATGCTAAAAACAAACGAGCAATTAATATTGACGGTATGGGCGGGCTAATTAGTCGGGTAACTGGCAAATTGAATGAAGACGGAATGCCGGGAATACACGGCGGTGTATCTGCGTTAGATTGGCACTGTAATAGAGCTTGGGATAAGAACAGAGATCCTGTTGTGTATTTGTACAGCGTCGAAGGTAGCGCAGGAAGTAAGACCAGCTGGGGGAATTATGTAAAAGCATATAACGAATTACCTCAGGAGTGGAAAGATCGACTTGCCAATCTTAAAGTTAAGACTGCCCAAACATACAGTAAGTATTCTGAGATGGGGAAATATTTTGGAGTTCCAGATCAACCAAGTAATTGGTCAGTTAATATTATTACAAAAAATCCTGCGGGGAAAACTGTTATATTCTTTCCGTGGAATCAAATGGATGGCATTGCGGATGTATCCCCTGAAGAAGATAAAGAAATTACCGACTTCTTAATAAATTATCTACTACAAGAAAAATTCACTTACCATCACGATTGGGAAGACGGTGATATCATTATTGCTGACCAGTGGAGCGGAATGCACAAACGCTGGGAATTTGAAAAGATGGCAGAACGAGTTTTACATAGAATGGCATTCAACTATGATAAAATTCGCCTGCCAAATCAAACTTAATCTTTAGAAAACTTCCTTGACAACAGGTATCCAATTAAAGGAATACCTAGTCCACACAGCATAGCATATAAATCAAACTCGGGAGTTTTAGTCATCTTTGATTGTATTGAAAAATACAAGGCCGATGCTATTCCTAAAATTGACGAGTAGAAAATCCAGTTTTCACTTAACTTTCTATCTAGTGCGTGTAATACTAGCGGCACAAACATAGTGGCTCTAACAGCAGACATTAATACAAATAGCGTCCAGATATCAATCTTAAGCCACGACACTAACCAGACCGCAATTAAAAATCCAAACATGAACAGTCTAGATACTCCAACGCTTTCTTTGTGGGTCCAGTCAATTGACCCTAGACTTGCGATATAGTTTAACGCTGAATCAATAACAGTAGATGCTTGTCCAATTAGTAAAATACCAAATATTAATAATCCACCTACACCTACATAGGTTCCGATGCTAGTTAACGTAGCAAAGTCTGGAGAAGTTATAGCAATACCGTTACTAAATGCTAGTAAACTTAGTGATCCAAGAAAAAACACAATTACAGCAAACACCGCAGATGCTGTCAAGTAACTGGGTATAATATTTTCTCGGGGCATACTAAATGCCTTTTGCCACATCATACCGTGACTAGTTGCTCCTACAATCATTGTAATAACGTAGGTAATACCAAACGTGGTTAAGAATTTCCAATCTAGTACAGATTCAAGATTGTTCTGCCCTAGTGTAAAAATTCCATTGTCAGTAGCATTCATACCGATGATAGCACATGTTACAAAGAATATTACCCACGCAGCCGATTGAAATGCTCCGGAGAACACACTGGTCCTAATACCGCCACGCATAGTGAATACCAATGTAATAACACCCACAGCTAGCGTAGCGTAGTAAGGGGCAATAGAATTGATTCCAGCAAATGCCCAAAACTTTTCAATCGCAATAAACGCTAACAAGATTGCGTAAAATGATACTAAGATAAAGTCTAATTGATACAAGCCGCTAAGACGTTTGCTAAAATTATCTTGAATGTATTTTGTTAACGAATACCCGTCTGGATACTTGTTCCTGATCTTGTATGATATTAATCCAACAACCGCAATGCTTAGGGCGTTAGGAATTACAAACCAAATTAGTCCATATAATCCCCATTTGTAAGCAACCGCTGGTCCAACAAACATTGCAATGGCAAAGAACCAGTGGCTACAAATAGCCAAACTTGATTCGGCAATTCGTAGTGATCGATTAGCAAATAAAAAATTGGTAAACGTAGAGCTCCATTGTTTACCTAATATAAATGTAGTCCCTAAAATACCCAATAAAAATATTAATGAGTAGGTAGTTAAGTGTTCCATGTCAAATCCTTTTAAGTGGAATATTTATAGCGATAAGTAGTTGATGTACGCACATTATGGAATCAACTACGATCCGACCAACTTTAAAATCTGGTATTCTCATTGCCAACGTCCGTCAGCTACGTGGACAGAGGAGATTAAAAAATCTGCTCAAATGTTAGCAGACTCAACTGATCGAGATATATGGATATGTATGAGTGGCGGAATTGATAGCGAAGTTGTTGCTAAAACATTTAAAGATTTGGGAATACCATTTCGTGCGTTAATAGCTCAGTTTCCAGACAAGTTAAACGAGCATGACATTGTGTATGCTCGTCGATGGTGCGAGTATCACAATGTTGAATATAAATTGTTTGACTTTGACATGCTGAACTTTATAAAACAAGGCCACACTAAGTATCTTAAAGATGGACTAGTATCCAATAATATCTTTAGGTATTTTTGTATAGAGATGTTACAATGTATTGAAGACATGAACGGTTTTGGAATACTAGGTGGAAAGAGTGTTGGACTTGGGCTATTACAAAAAGATAAAGATATTGTAGATCCCAACAATGATCCAATTTACGACAGTTATGATATTGGATCATTAGCACCAATAGAATGGTGCCGTAGAAACAATCTTAATCATTGTGTTTTCTTTTATCAAACAAGTTCAGAAATACACAAGGCTTACTTAAATGATCCTATCAATCAAATGTTAATCAATAATCCCTATATGTTGCGAGCTTCATCAGCTAACGAAGCCGCCAAGACATTAATGATGAGATCACATTTTCCGTTTACTGTGCCAAGAACAAAGCATCATGGCTTTGAAAAAATTATGGGTATTAGGGAAGAAGCACAGAAAAATATGGCTAGGTACTTTGGTCTTGATCCAGAGACTGATAACAAACGTTTTAAGTTTGTATTTTACAATGACCATATATCTATTCCCATAGGACACGTATTGGACCAATTACATTATGAATAACCCTCAGATATTATTTGCGCTCAGTAGTTTCCATAGTTTTGATTCACGGCTATTGGTAATATCTGATCGTGTATCAATATTAGAATGGCTTCGAGAAACTATTCCAACATATGAGTTTAGAGTTACTACAAACTTGTTGCCAATGAATGGTTACACTAAAGAACTTACATATACTAATAGTCACCTTTATAAGACTATAGATCAGAATGTAATGTTACAGAGTAATGCTAACAGCGAGATTGTAGAAATGAGCAACTTATGCAGATCGTGGTACGAAGGTTATATTAAAATTAATAACACAATTAGTCATCAGCGCAAACATTTGGGCGCCATGTGGATGTTTTCCTTACAAGATGTAGTGTACCAAGAAAAAGTTAAAGAAGCAGAAAAAGTATTAAACAACCAAACGGAAGATTTGAAATTCCTTCCATCAGAAGCAGGTTATAAAAAGATGTCTCTTCGAGAGCTAGCCGACCGAGTATTAGTAGAACACGAAATTGCGATGGGCTTCCTAGCAAGAACTGAACACTTGCGAGTCAAGTGGCTTGACACTTTGAAAGCATCAACTAGCATTGCTAAACACAAAGAGATCCTAGTAGGGTTTAATAGAGAATTATATGAATACCATCTCATGTCCTAATATTTTATTGTTTAACAGTATTGTAGCCGAGGAACAGTTTAGAGGGTTGCCCGGGGTACATCAGTGGTCTAAGACTAGAAAAATTTGGGGGCATAACGGCTCTATGATTGATCGCACTGGTGTAGTACAGTTGCCGTTTAAAACAGAATTTTTAGATTCTATGCGGATTCCAGACATCCCTCAGAATTTTTCAAAAACATTAGAACAATGTTGTGTTGAACACGCACGGACAATAGTCGACCAAGCAGTGGGTACAGATCAAACAATTTCTATACTATGGTCCGGCGGCATTGATTCTACATGTGCGGTGTCTAGTTTCTTAATGTGTACTACTGCCCAAGAACGCACCCGTATCACAATCTTACTTAACAGAGAAAGCATTCTTGAAAATACTAAGTTTTATCAAACACACTTGGTAGGGAAATTAAATTGTAAAAGTAGCAACACTTGGGAATCATATATACGTCCAAATAACATATTTGTCACAGGTGAAGGTGGCGACCAGGTCTGCTGGAACGGGTTTACTAGAGCATCGGATACTATATTCAATGTACTAGGATGGGATACGCTTAAACAGTTTGCCAGTGCCGACTTAATGATCAAGGTACTTGAAATGGTAAGCCTTGATAAAGAGTCGGCAACTATAGGGTATGAGCGTGTGCTTGAACCCCTAAGGCAAAACTCAGTTGTTCCTGTAAATACAGTCGGCCAGCTATTATGGTATTTTAACTTTGCCGCTAAATGGCAAAACGTGTATCTTAGAACACTGCTAAACTTAGTAGACAACTCTGTCATAACTGATAACTATATAGCAACGAATTTTAAAATGTTTTTCCAAAGCAGTGATATACAAATTTGGACTATGTTAAACAATGAAAGCACAGTGTTAGTTAACAAGTTTACAGACATCAAGATGCCGTTAAAGCAAGTAACATATCAGTATGATAAAGATGAATACTACAGAGAGCATAAAGTAAAAATTGGAAGTCTAGGACGATTATCACGTATGCGTCCTAATATAGGGTATTTAAAATCTAACTGGGAGTTTTCTCCAACAGTTGATATTGACCAGTATTACAATAACCAGAATAGTTTTATTTGATGAATAAAAAAGGTAAAGACATAATCATATGGACCGGCATTCCTAAAAGGTTGCCACAAAAGGTCATCGGGGCTTACCAAGTAGCACATTGGGTACGCCAGCACGGTTATACCGCACAAGTGATTGATCATATTCACAGATGGGACACTGAAACTATTGTGTCTATGACTGAGCACTTTATTGGTACTGAAACTGTAGCAGTTGGGCTTAGTGCTACATTTATGTTCACGGTAGGTGAAACTGTATCATACAAAGATTCAGATATTCCAGAAGCTGCCTTTCCTCGAGCTATCGCAGTTCTAAAAGCCAAATATCCAAAGATTAAATTTATACTAGGTGGCGCAAGTGTACGACTAGACTTGTACGAACATAGTGATTTGTTTGATATTAAGTTAGGTGGGTTTGGTGAAGAGACTATTATAGATACTATGGCTAAATTAAAGACCGGCGGTATACACAAGCGGCCACCGGATATATTTGATATTACTAAGGCATCGCATAGATGGCATAGTGATGACATTATCCAGCCAGGTGAGGCACTACCTATTGAGATTGGTCGAGGGTGTATTTTCAAATGTAAATTTTGTCGTTACAGATTAACAGGTAAAGCTAAAGGAACATACTTACGAAGTATGGATTGTATCAAAGAAGAGATTCTTGATAACTATGAGAAATTTGGAACAACTCGTTACTTTTTATTAGACGATACGTTTAATGAAGATGTTGATAAAATTACTGCTTGGTATAAGATGTCCCAGTCTTTGCCTTTTAAAATTGAGTCAACTGCCTATACACGGGCTGACCTAGTGTGGTCAACTCCCGAAACAGCTCACATGCTACAAGAAGGTGGCCTAGTTAGTACGTTCCTTGGGATTGAATCATTCCATCCTAAAGCTAGTATGGCTGTGGGTAAGGGGTGGATGGGCAAGCACGGTAAAACTTGGTTGCCACATCTTAAGGATGATTTATGGAAAGGCCAAATGTCCATAACTATGGGATTTATTGTAGGACTACCGGGTGAGCCAGTAGACAGTATGTACGAATCTCAAAAATGGTTAGTTGATAATAAAATTAACAGTTGGAGATTTAGAACTTTACAAATTACCCCTAACGCTCAAGATTACGATGACGTTAGCGAATTTGAAAGAGACGTTGCAAAGTACGGTTATTCATTTCCATATGCTGATGATCCAAATAAATGGAAAACTGATATTATGGATAAGAATCGTGCTAACGAAATACAAGATGACATGTTAGCTAAATCTCGACCGTACATGCGCCACAGTTCTTGGGATCTGCCTGCTATGTTAAGTTTGGGGTATACCTGTGAAGATGTTCATATGAAATACTTTAATAATCCAATTTGGCAAACTAAGACTGATAGGATTCGACAGTTCTTAAAAACCTACAAGCAAATGATGTTTGCTATCGATGTAGTTTAAAGTTTGCCTATAGTGAATGCTGGAGTTCTGCTTGATTTTAAAGAAGCACCCTCTCCATGATAGCTGTTGTTGATACCATCTAACAATCCATTGTAATGATACTTCCATGCGTCAATAGTTCTTTCAAACTCTGGATTTTCATATAACCAAAAATCTCTATCAGTACGTGCAGCAGTAGTAGGCTTTCCAGCTTGAAACTTGTTTAAGTCCCATGTATCTTTGTAACAGATACGCTTGGTTAATTCGTTGTTATATTCTACTATAGTATTTCTATGATGTGCTAAGGGTTCGCGCCACATATATTGTTGAGCTGACGGGTTTTCTTTATAGAACAAAAACATTTGATATGCCATTTCAAAAGGTAACTCTGGCATAGATGGTGACCAGTAGAATGGTTCAAATGCGCCTACAGAGTTTGACGCAATATGAAATGTTATGTCAGTAAAATACATACCAACCATTCCATCACCCCAAGTAGCAACAAACGGTTTATCAAATCCATAAATGCTAGCAACTGTTTTACCCTTGTCAAGCATACTAGTTGCCACCTTTGGCTTATTTAAATTTCTAAGTAATGCTCCTGCCCCCCAAAATACAGATGTTTCTAAAAATCTATTGTCAGTGTAATAGTGCTCGGATATATTTTCAGACCAATCGCCTATCTCAATATGTATCTCTGGGTGAGCTGAGCTGAGCCATTTGAGAGTTGGCTCGACAACAAGGTCCCACTCACTGAGCAAATTTTTAGCTGTTATATCTTGAGTGTTTGGAACATACACTCCGTTACGTATTGTGTGCTTAGGCCAATTAACGTATATTTGATCTAATTTAATGCCATTGTTAATAAATGACATTAGAATAGTGTGACTATCTGCGCCGCCCGAATAAAATAATACTAGGTGATCGTAAGTATCTCTCAGTTGCTGAGCACGTTGCTTGTACAGCATGGACAACGATTGAGTACCCATAAGAGTTCTATCAAAGCTAGCAAACACATGATTATGCCAGTTCCATTTTATATCAGGACATCCGTTAGTACTAGCATACAATACTGCCTCTCTCTTATTAGTAAAGGTGGTATCTCCAACGGTCCATGTGCCCCAACTACTCATTGTTAGTTGATAGTTTCTGTAATTTCTGAAACAATTCCGTTAACTAAATTGTATTCTTGTCTCTCGGCCCAACCTAGCTTTGAAGTTCTTATTTCATGATAGTTGGCATAATTTTCTACAGTGTCAAATACAATAGTAAAAATACGTGTATTATTGTCAACTACTTCCATGGCATTGCTCACGCATCCCGGTAGTACTCGAATCTGTTCGTTAAATGTTTTAAGCATTTGGCTATTCTGTTCGCTAACTTCACCAAAAAATTGTGTGTTTGCTGGCTTAGTACTAGTGATTTTTAATGTAACTGGCATGTTACTGATCTCCTAAAAGTATATTTATCAGTCAGTAATTCATTGATCTGCTAAGATAGGTTGTGACTAATTGTTCGTTAAGATTGTCTTTAATGATTCGTTGATTCATTTCGTAGTATGTGGTGTTTAATACATCTTTATAACTAAATCCAAAATTTCTAATAGCAGAGAGATTCCATACACTGGGTACTCGATGTTGCTCAGTACGTTGTTTAAACTTGTTACACCATGCTCCTGCTCTAGCTTCAGTCATAAAGTCAGTTTCCCATTTGCCGCCTACAAATCGATACCCGTGTTTTTCAGGCTCTCTTTCAAAATCACTCATTGCTAGAGTAGGTGACAAGTATAACTTGTTATAGTGAAAGTCGTGTACTCTTGATTTAAAATACCATTCAGTTGAGTCGTCCCAATCTTTTTCAGTTTCCTGTCCGAGACCAGCTATCATAGAACATCTAACTATAACATCATCGCCCCATAGCTCTCCAATTTGCGTAAGCGCAGGTTTATAGTTCTTAGCACCCCACCCCTTACCAATCATGTTACACGATATTGGATCAAAAGATTCTATGCCAAAGTGACAGCTGACTAAACCAGACTCTGGCAATGATTCAAACTGTTCTGGCCAAATGTTTATTAAATCTAATCTAGCATATCCAATGTATTCTATTTTAAAAGGTAAGTCCTTGGTCATTTCAAAGAACTTCTGTGTACGTATACGATGTGCGTTTAACGTATCATCAGTAATATGATATCGTGTTGTTCCAAATAAATTGTAATTTGATATCAGAGATTCTCTAATACACTCCATCGATTTGTTAAAGTCATCCTTATCCTTGCCAATATTAGGGTATTGACAAAACTTGCATTTAAAAATACACCCCCTGCTTAACTCTAATGGGAGAGATTCGCCTGGCAGTATAAAATCATTCTCGGCAAACTTCATAGTACAAGTTTGTATATCAAATGTGTTCACAGAGCTGGGATGAAATACTCTATTACCGGAACCAATTTGAAATACTGGTGCTACTTCGTTTTTAAATACATGATTACAATACTCTAAAAAAGAATTTTCAGATTCATCTTTAAAAACTGCGTCAACTTTAAAAGCAAGCCGTTTATGGCCATACCATAAAAATCCTCTAACAAACTGGCCTCCTATTACAATTTTAACCCACGGAAAATTGTCTTTGATTTCGTTAAGTATATCAAAGACAGGGCCTTCGCCCTCAGTAATAATTTGTGGACTGTCTAACATTACAAAGGGAGAAAATCCAACAATCTTTGTTTCTGTGGTTATATACTTTTTAAATAAAGCAAGACGTTGCTCACTAGTCATAAAATATAAAAAGTCTAACACTTGGGTACTGTAACCGTTAGTCCGTAGCCACCAAGCAATTTGATAAGGCCCTAAGTATCGAACCTGGCGTAACGGATTAGTATCAGTTGTTAATATTACTACTTGCATTGCTGACAAGATTCTTTTCTCTTAGTTTATCAATAGTTGAATAATAATGGTCGTATGTTATAGGACCTTTAGTTTTTAACGGGCTCAATTCATAATAACCCATTGATAGTACGTACCTAGTAACAGATCCGTAATTAATGCTGTTGTGTGGTATTTGTGTGTTTAACAAATAAAATTGATTAGTCTCGTAATTAAGATTAGTATAAGGAAAATAGATGTAGTCTCTAGGCATAAACGAATCCTTTTTATGTTCGTGGGCAAACATAACTAAGTACCGGTCATCTTGTGTTAGCATTAAATTAAATGCAGTAGCACGGTACGCATCTCTATGCCAATTATAAATGTGTCCCGGTTCTATTAACAGTATTTTTGGGAGTAAATTAAATTCATGTATAAGCTCTAAAATCGGTTCATCCTTAAAATATTCCAACGGAACTTTATGTTGTCTAAACGTGGCTATTACTTCTACATCGTCAGCAATTCTTCCATCTTTACCTTCTCGTTTAGATACATCGACATGCCCATAATCAAAAGTTTTACAATCTTCAAATAATTTATTTGTTGGCAACAGTCCTATATTTAATTTTGTAAAACATTCATTCATGCTACTTCTCCATTTTTGCTAGTCTTGCTTTACTAGCAGTAATTGTGTCCAATACCCCCTTAGTACCAAACGTTGCACTGATTGTAAAGTCTTTTGCAAACTCTTGCTGAACTTGTTTGTTACTGATATATTCTTTTAAGAACCCCGACCAGAATTTAGTTACTTCAGCACTAGCGCCAGTCGGTGTTACGACTGCAAATCCGTCAAACTCCTTCCAACCTGTATATCTATCTTCTACCACAGGGATTGACATGTAGCCTTCTACTTTTGATTTTGAAGTTGCAACAAGTCGTAACTTGCCCGCATCAATATGGGCCTTGACAATATTCAACGGTACGTATGCTGCATCAATTGTTCCTGCCAGCAAGTCATTGATTACTGGGCCGCCGCCTTTATATGGAACTGCCAAAGGTTCCTTGCTTGGTTTAGCAAATTCAAAAAATTGATCCAGTACCATTCGTTGACCCGGAGCACCATATCCAAATTTAACATCGTCTCCACGTCTAACTGCGTTTTCCAAATCTTCAAGAGTTTTAATTGAACTTTTTGGATTGACTACAAATGCGCCAATACTATCTCGAATACCAGTAACAATCGTACAACATTTTTCAGAGTCTTTTAATTCTTGATATGCTAATACTCCAGCAGTTGTTACTGAGATATGAAATCCGTCTGTTGGCATAGATGCTAATGCTCGCATGGCAATTAAGCCGTCGGCACCTGGCCGATATTCAGCTACTAATTTAATTCCTCTGTCAAGCGCATATTTTTGTAAATGTCTAAATGATTGATCAACTCCACCACCCGGAGCAAAAGGAATGATTACAGTTATTGGTTTGGCTGTTGGTTCAAATCCAAAAACGTACGGACTGATTACTGTTAGTAATGAGCTAAGTGTTATTGCGGCAATTGATTTTTTAGTTTTAAGTCTCATACTGTATTTTATCACTTTTTGATAATATTTCCTACGATTGTGGCAGGCCATAAATAACAGATGAATTCATTAGGATCCAAATACCCAATTATAGCTGCCGCAATGAATCAAGTATCGGATATTCAGTTGTCCAAAGCAGTCAGGCATGCTGGTGGGATTCCTAGCTTGTCTATTTATAATTACAAAAATAACTTTCAAGGCTTAGTAAACGACCTTATAGATTATAAGAAAGAGTTCAACGACCTTAAACTCTTTTTAAGTGTTGGCGATGCTGAGTTAAAAATTCCAGCAGTACTTGATTTAATTTTAAAATCTAAAATTGAATTTATAGAATTAATAATTGAAAGTACTAATACGCTAGTTGGACTACAATCTATTACAGATAACGGAACAAAAGTATTTGTAAAATGTTTAACCATTGATGGAGTTATCCCCGGAGTCACTGGAGTTATACTTAAAGGTAACGCTGGCGCCGGGCGAGGTGCTGAAGATTTAGATAACTTATTTCACCAAATTAAAACGCACTACCCAGATCTAAAAATAATTGTATCTGGCGGTATTGGTACTTCTACCCAAGTAAAGCATTATATAGACAACGGCGCATTAGCAATATCAATAGGAACATTGTTTGCTGTAGCAGAAGAAAGTAAAATTTCTCTAGAAACAAAACTTAAGATAATTAATTCTACAAGCACTGATATTTCTCAGTTTAATATTGGCGCAACTCAAAACGCATTAGTTTTTAGTAGTGTAGATAATGACGATTATAATCACACTACGGGGTTGCACATTGGTATACAGAGTCCAACAGCTGGACATGTATTTGTTGGCACTGCCGTAGACTATATAACTAGCAGTAGGCCAGTAGCCGATATTATTAACGATCTAGTAGCAAAATTATGATATTAAACTCAACTAGTGTTTATACAGTCGATGGTATAAATTTTGAATCTAAAATTCAGGCTTGCCTATTTGCCAGCCAAGTAAACAAACCAGTAACTTGGAACTTCAACAAAGAATTTTTTAATACCTACAACTGGTCCGTTGAGCCTGATCAATCGTTGGATGAGTTGTACAATGCGCGGGCAAGGCGACTTAGAGAAAACTACGATTACTTAGTATTGAGTTATAGTGGAGGTGCTGATAGTCATAACATTTTGATGAGCTTTGTTCGACAAGGATTGAAAATTGACGAGTTGTTGATTAATCACATGTCTGATGCGTGGAAGAGTCATGTAGTGTTAGACGCAACCCAAACAGCCAGCTGGAATACCGGCGCCGAACACGATCTTCATACAATGCCCTTATTAAAAAATATTCAGCATTTAATTCCTAACACCAAGATAACTGTATTAGATTTAAGTCAAAATTTGTTTGACACATTTATTAAAGCAGGCGATGCTAGTTGGGTACTAGAAAGAAATGAGGGACTGAATCCATTAAACGTTACAAGATTTAATTACGCATATTTTTCTGATATTAGAAAACAGTTTGATAAGAATCATAAGATTGCTATGATAGTAGGAATTGATAAACCTAGGCTTATTATTAGCAACAACATTGCCTACTTGTTGTTTAATGACAGAACTGTTAATATTGTTCCTGTAAAGAATCACTTTGAAGAATATACAAACTCGTCGTTAGAATTTTTCTACTGGAGTCCGGACGCGGTTGATATTATGTGTAAACAGGCTCATGTTATTAAAAGATTTGTTGAAACAAATATTCAGCACAGATCGTTGTTTGAATGGAATAATAATTACACTTCTAACTTTAGACTATTCCAGGAAAAAATGTTAAGACAAATACTGTATACTACCTGGAATAAAAGTTGGTTCCAAACTGATAAAGCAGTAAGTGATTGGGACAGCGAATTTGACACGTGGTTTGCTAAAGGCTACGAGGGACATAAAGCACACACTATATGGAAGGAAGGGTTGACCCACATGATTAAGAATGCCCCAACCTTCTTAAAATATAAAGCTGACGGAACTCCTGACGGACTAAAAGGATACCTACAGCATTATAAAATTGGACCAATAGTTACTATGTAACAGCCTTGCCCCAAGATACTCTATTCCATACACGTTCGTGTGTGTAGTATATAATAATATTCATAATAGTAGCAATGGTTAGAAAGGCCACTGCCGCCTTCCATGATCCAGTAGTAAGGTATGGGATCATAAAGTTATTAAATGTAATCAATGCTCGCCAAGTAATACTCTTACTAATAGTTCTAGGTTGACCGTCCACAAACATATTAGTATCACCGTCTTTACGATTCCACTGAGCATAATTCCATGCTCGCTCGTGTAGCCAATGTAAGGTCATATTAACTACCGCGGCAATGCCAAGGATTTGGGCGCCAATGATCCAGCTACCAGACACTATAAATCCGTTCAGCAAGTGACTTAACGAAAAACAAACTCTGATAGTTAATGTTTTGGCAATGCTTCTTTTGTGTTGTTCTGTATATTTCATCAGCTATTTATTTTAGCAGCCTTACGGTATAAAATAAATATCTCATGTTTAATAATCCATCTAAAGTGTTAGCCCATTTGTCGGCTGTAGCAACTGGTAATTTTGTAACTGCTGAATATATCCTTAACGGTGATAACAGTGGAGTTAATCTATTCCACAGATTTTGCCCACACAGAATGTATCCGCTAGCACAACCGGGTCAGCACACTGGAGAAATAGTATGTAAGTTCCACGGCTTTAAGTGGACTGACCGTGGCCAACCTATTAACAACGAACGTAAAATTACGTGTGGTAAAGCAACAGTTGGAAGATCTGGATTAGTGTTTAAAGACTTTATCGAACCAGAGCATAAGTGGGTAGATATTCTAGCTAGTGAAGATAGATTAGTTTACAGTCATTCTATGACCGGTGCTAGTAAAACAGGTAGCTGGTTATGGATGATGGATATACAAGCAGACTTACTACACATCTGGAATGATGGAATACATCCATCGCTGGCCGCCAGTACTAATCTAGACGATGTTATTATGGATCAAGGTAACGGCTGGGCGTTACAGTACTGCTCAACAGGTTTTTGGTTAGTGTTATATCCTTTTACATTTATTGAGTGGAGCCCAGGCTGTCTAGCTATAAATGTTGCTACTCCTAACGACAATAACACCGAATTTGGATTTACTTGGATTACGCAGTTCTATTACGATCCTAGCACTTCTCCTGAGAAGCGAGCAGACTTTGAAACTTTAGAAGATGTATTCAAAGAAGATGTTGAAGCAGTTGAAACTCAGCGAGGCGGCTACTATCCGTTAATGCAACCTATTAACAGACTAGAAGACCATTGTGTACATTTTGGTAAATGGGTCACTGAGAATAGATCAGTTTAAGCAAATCAGCTTCTGAATACGTTTGCTTTTTAGGCGGTATAAAAGGTTTCCATATATACTGCTCGCCAAACTCTACCATGAACGGTGGAAACAATTTTTCTTTATTAGGAACTTGACCTTCAAACCCAACAAGCTTCATTCGGTTTAAAAGTGTTGGCCAGTATTCTTGATGAATCCTAGATTTACTACTCACATTGTCTAACTTACCTATTATGCTATCATTAATTAGTTGCTGGACATATGGCAGTTGTGTATACGCTACTACAATTTCCGGAGAGTATTCGTACCAATCAGTGATAGCAGTACGTCCAATAGTCTTATGATACGTTGCCCAATGATGTGGGGCTTCGTCCAGCTCAAATACCCAAGGGTGCTCAGTAGCCATATCTCTGCTAGTTCTTCTATAGTAAGGTTCGCCGCTGCCAATTATCGGAAGACCGTCTACATACTCTGTCATTTTCATGTGCGGCAACCATCCTGGCCCAGTAGCATAAGACTTAGTCCAGATGTCGTATGCTTCGTTTTCAAAAAACTTTTCTAAATTAAAATCAATCACACACGGAGTAACATTAAGCTCTTGGCAAATCTTAATAGCGGAGTTGTAATCGTGTACGTTGTGATTGTTGCTGTACTTACAGATATATACCTTAATTGGAATTTTTAGATCTAAATAAATTCTTAATATTACTTCGCTATCTATGCCGCCTGAAAACAGCAAACTCAATTCGCCGTTAAATGTATCTCTGATTGCACATGCGTTTGCCTTTAATTCTTCATAGTAACTTTTTACAGGACGTGTGATTACATTTTTAATTGTACACTTAAATTCTGCCGTTGGATCTAACTTAGGGCCATACTCAGAGCCGTCATTGTAAGTCCACGATAACCAATTATCTCGATAAAACATATTGCCCCATTTGATGTGACCAGCGATGTGCACCTTGAAAAGTAATACCGTGTACAGCAACCCATTGCTTACAACTTTCCGGAACAGGATCTAACGATCCGCATACATTATATTTGTCCTCAGCCATATAAAATTTAACTCCACAATTAGTTTCAATTAGATCTAAGTAATGTTTAAACGCTAAGGGATTATGTTCTCTGCTGATAAACACACAGTCTAAACCTAGTATCTGTGCTTTGGCCATTTGTAAGGGCAAACAATAGGTTGTATTGAGAAACTTGTCCCCACCGGTAAATTTACCTTTGTGTCTGTAGTCAGGATGTATCCACATACGAGTACTTACCCGCCCGACACCCGTACCCCACTTAGTGTCACTCAATTGTAAAGCACTAAAACAGACAATTTGATCGTCAATTATCACTACTGGAAAGCAGGCAAAGTCACGTGGGTCTAACCCTATGTAATTATCTTTAAGGCTATCATTAGTAGTTGCTAGATATTTTTGGTACTGATCCCAGAGTTCCTGATCAAAATTTGTAGCAAAGTCAATTATTGTTCTTACCATACGATATTTACTTAAATACTACCATGCCTAAAATAAATTCATTTCTCTATTATATTCTCTATCCTGTACACGCACTAGCATGGATTGGCGTTATTGCTTATTCATTTTTCTTTGACTTTACGTGGACAAACTTCTTTCAATTGTTAGTTGGATGGATTATAATTGAGGGGTTGGGGGTTGCTGTAGTCTTACACAGATATGTAAGCCATAAGGCGTTTGAGGCTCGCCCTGGATTAAAGCCAATCTTACTTTGGATTAGTTGCTTGTCCTTGCAAGGGAGTCCACTAGGTTGGGCCGCAGTACACAGAGGTAGTCATCATAGATACACGGATACAGAAAAAGACGCACATACTCCTACTAAGGGATGGTGGTATTCTTGGCATGCTTGGCTATATGATTGGGATCAATACTTTAACCCTAAGTACGTAATTGATCTAGTTAGGGATCCTATATACATGTGGTTTGCTAAACATTACAATGCTGTTATTATCGGAACCTACATAGTTGTAGGACTGTTTAGTTGGCAGTTGTTACTATTTGGATTTATGATACCGGCTGCTATAAGTTTGTATATGGAAAGTAATATTAATGTATTCTGTCACACCCCCGGAATTGGTTACAGAAATTTTGAAACTAAAGATGCTAGTCAAAACGTGCCGTTTCTAGCATTGATTACTTGGGGACAAGGCTGGCACAATAACCATCACGCAAAAGCAAGTTCATATGACTTTGGTACAACAGTAAGTGGCAACAAAAAAGAGTGGGATCCTAGTTTAATATTCCTTCCGTTAATTGCTACAAAAGAAAGTCGTGAGAAAATTTACAATGACCGACTTCACCTACAATAATCATTTAAAGTATACTATAGGTCAAGGACAGTATCGTAGTACATCTATAGAAAAGTATAATGTTCAGTTAGGCACAATAGACCCTGATAGATATGCCTGTAGCTCGTATACTGATGAACTACATAGGACCGCTGAACTAGTGCGCACGGATTTAGGCAACGACCTAGTGCTATTCTTGTCAGGTGGCACTGATAGCGAAATTGTTTTACGTAATTTTGTACATATAGGATTTAAACCACGCTGTGTTGTCCTACGTTTTGAAAACAATTACAATGCCGGCGAGGTAGCAGAAGCACAGGCTATTGCTAGTGAACTAGATGTAAAGTTAAACATTATAGATTTTGATGTACATGACTTTTACAACTCCGGCGAAGCAAAAGAATTTGGTAATCAAATACAATGTACACAATTGACATACAATATGGTCTACAAAAGTATATTAACTCTGGGTGCGCCCGCAGTAATGGGCGGTGAAGCACTATTAACTAGGCAAGTAAGTACAACAGATAGTTATTGGTATTATACGTTTCGTGAAAACGAAGATGCTAGTGCTATGCGCTTTACTAACAAGTTTAGTATACCGTTAGTTAACGAATGGTTTAGTTACACACCCGAGTTGTTACTCTACTATCTAGAGCACCCCAGCATTAAAGAATTAACTACTAGTACTAACTATAAACTAACATCTGCGTCTAGTAAGAACGCTATCTTAAAACAACTGTATCCTAATTTTAGAACTAAGAAAAAGATACACGGGTTTGAAAGTTTGTTAGCATTTAACCTAACGGCTTATA